TAATGAATGGTAAAGCTTATTTATTGAATATATAATAAAACACATGAGAAAATTACAATTAAGACAACTAATTAAAGAAGAACTAAACCGCTATATGTTCTTTCAAAATCTTAAGTCCATTAAAATGATGGTGGATGATATACTTGAACTAGATGAAAAAATGGTTGATAGTGTTTTAGCCGACGGGCATGATTGGGCCGATGACCATATAGCTACATCAAAAGACGATATTGAGGAAGTACACAACTTCTTAATGACTAAACGAGCTCCGATGGCTGTCAATGAAGAAAAGCCACAATATAAAAAAGGAGATAAACTTACATACAAAGGCACATCATATGTAGTATTATCAGACAATGGATATGTTGTGAAAGTTAAAAGTGAAAGTGGTAATATAATTGGATTAAACCACTCCCAATTGATAGAGAAATAAGATCGACATTTAAAATAAAATTAAAAGCTCTCGAAAGAGAGTTTTTTAAACTTCGGTCACAAAAGCTTGGTTACTCAAAGAATTTAAGTTATATTTTAGTCTAAACATAAAAAATATATTAATTATGGATTTATCAGAAATCAAAAACAGACTGAACGCTATGCAGTCAAAACAAGGAAATAATAGCGGTGAAAAGAAAAACATTTATTTTAAACCATCTGTGGGTAAAGAATCAATTCGTGTTGTGCCTAATAAATTTAACAAGGCCACACCATTTACTGAATTGTACATCCATTATGGTATTGGAAATAAAGTAATGATTTCACCTACAAATTGGGGAGAAAAAGATCCAATTGTTGAATTTGCTAAACAGTTACGTAAAACTAATGATAAGGATAACTGGCGTTTAGCTAAAAAATTAGACCCGAAATTACGTATTTTCGCTCCAGTAGTAGTTCGTGGTAAAGAAAGTGAAGGAGTAAAATTATGGCAGTTTGGTAAAGAAACATACATGGATTTTCTTAACTTAGCTGATAATGAAGATGTAGGGGATTTTACAGACATTGTTGAAGGTCGTGACATCACACTTACAACAGTCGGGCCTGAAGTTACTGGGACTACATATAATAAGACAAACATCATGCCTCGTACTAAACAAACGCCGTTGTCTGATGATAAGAATTTAGTTAAATCGTTTCTTGAAGATCAACCAAATCCTATGGAAACGTTTAAAAAACATTCATATGATGAGATGAAACAAGCATTGCAAGATTGGCTTAATCCTGAAGACGCAGAAGAAGAAACATCATCCACTAAATCAGCACATACTGAAGAGTCAGCAAGTGATTTACCTTGGGATGATAAAAAAACATCTTCTAAAAAATATGACATCGATTCATCTACTAAACCAGCAAGTAAAGCAGATAAATTTGATGCATTATTTAGTGATGAAGATGAAGAAGCTTAATTAAAAATAAAAGTTACATATGGCAAGAGAAAAAAAAGAAACAGCCTCACTTACCGCGGCAGTATCATCAGAACTTAAATCAAAATTTGATTTAAATAAATTTAAGGAAAAAAAAGGATTAGCATCTAATGTAAAGTTTAAGGATCAACGATGGATACCATTTTCACCAGCATTACAAGAAGCATTATCTATTCCAGGAATACCAATGGGTCATATTGTTACGGTTCGAGGTAGAAGTAATACCGGAAAATCAACTACAGTAATTGAAGCAGCAGTAAGTGCTCAAAAGATGGGTGTATTGCCTGTACTTATTATTACTGAGATGAAGCATGATTGGAATCATTGGAAAACAATGGGTTTTGAAATGAATGACATTCCTAATGAAGATGGAGAAATTGTAGATCATGATGGTTTCTTTATTTACCGAGATCGCACAACACTTCATTCAATTGAGGATATAGCAGCATTTATTATTGATTTATTAGATGAACAGAAGAAAGGTAACTTACCTTATGACTTATTATTCATTTGGGATTCAATTGGTTCAATACCTTGTCAATTAAGTCTAGACCATGGTAAGAATGATGCTATGTGGAACGCAGGTGCTATTGCTAACCAGTTTGGTAATTTTGTAAACCAACAGGTTGTAGTATCACGCAAAGAGTCATCTCCTTATACTAATACTTTACTTATTGTGAATAAGACAGGTAATACTCGTCCTAAGTCACCTATGGAACAAGTTCGTATGACTAATAAAGGAGGTGATACAATGTATTATGATGCTTCATTATGTCTTACATTTGGTAACATTACTAACGCGGGTACATCTAAGATTGAAGCTATGAAAGATAAGAAAAAAGTAGAATTTGCTTTACGTACTAGGGTCGCGTGCGATAAGAATCACGTTAATGGAATTACTACAAAAGGTACTATTGTATCTACAGTTCATGGTTTTATTAAAGATGATCCAAATGTGATTAAAAAGTACAAGGAACAGCATTCTCATGAGTGGGTCGATATTCTAGGAAAAGGTAATTATGATATCCATGAAGATAACTCACAATGGAATGAAAGTTTAGATACATTTAATGGTTCATTTGACGAAGAAGAAGATTAATATATGAATAAAGATTTACTAAAAATGCTCAATAACTTATCTGAACATGATGTTGTTGAAGATAAAATACATGATAGAGTTCTCCTGATAGATGGATTAAACTTATTCTTCAGAAATTTTGCTACCATTAATTTGATGAATGATGCCGGTTCTCATATTGGTGGGTTAGGTGGATTCTTAAGATCATTGGGTACTCTTATAAACCAAATTCAACCAACCTCTGCCTATATAATATTCGACGGTATGGGTTCTTCCACTAACAGGAAGAACCTACACCCCGAATATAAGTCAGGTAGAAATTTTCGTATTACAAATTGGGATACATTTCAACATCTAGATGATGAAAATGAAGCTAAAGCAGACCAAATGCGAAGATTAATTCACTACTTAGATCTTTTACCTGTTAAAACAGTTGCTATTGATAAGGTAGAGGCTGATGATATTATAGCGCATTATGGTAAATACTTACCTCAAAAATATGGCTCTAAAGTATACATTGTTTCTAATGATAAAGATTTTTTACAGTTAATAAATAACAATGTTATAGTGTACCGCCCAACTGAGAAAGAATTTTATAATAAAGAAACTATCAAAAATAAGTTTGGAGTTCTAGCAGAAAATTTTATCTTATATAAGACACTATTAGGTGACAACTCAGATAAAGTACCAGGTGTAAAAGGTTTAGGAGAAAAAGGTATATTCAAGAAATACCCAGAGCTCTTAACTACACCAATGGTGTTAGAAGATATATTTGAGATAAGCGCTAATAAATACAAGGAACATGAAGTGTATGCTAGAGTGGTATTAGACAAGACCCGGTTAGAAAATAACTTTAAAGTAATGAATTTAGGTAATCCTTTAATTAGCGATGAAGAAAAAGAATTTTTAGAAGCAATAGTTGAAGAAGGTGTGACAACACTAGATGTTGTTGAATTTATGAGATATTATGAAGAAGATGGATTAGGTAGAATAATTAAGAATACAGAGTATTGGTTAAATAATACTTTCAGATTATTAAATAGTTTTAAAAATAAATAAAAGTTATATATGTGCAGTTTACAATCACTTTCCCAATATGGGTCTGGATTTCAGATAAAAGTTATCTCATCCCTCCTTGTCTATAAAGAGTTTTTACTCAACATCCATGATGTATTAAGTGATGAGTATTTTGAAAATCAATCCCATAAATGGATTGTAAAAGAAATATTAAAATACTATGACAAATATCACTGCCCACCAACAATGGAAGTGTTAAAAGTAGAGTTAAAAAAAATAGATAATGAAGTATTACAATTGTCTATTAAAGAGCAATTAAAAGAAGCATATAAAACATCTGAAGAAGATTTAAAATATGTTCAAGAAGAATTTAGTAATTTCTGTAAGAACCAACAGTTAAAAAAAGCATTACTTAATAGTGTAGACTTATTAAATGCGGGTGATTATGATTCTATTAGACACCTAATTGACAATGCTTTAAAATCAGGACAAGACAAAAACATAGGACATGAATATAATAAAGATACTGAATCTAGATATCGTGAAGAGCATAGAGTTCCTATAGCCACACCTTGGGAAATGTTTAATGATTTGTTACAAGGTGGACTAGGAGGAGGCGACTTCGGTCTTATATTTGGTAATCCAGGAGGTGGAAAGTCATGGACTCTAGTAGCGTTAGGAGGATGGGCGGTTAAAGCAGGATATAATGTATTACATTACACTCTAGAATTAGGTTCAGATTATGTTGGTAGAAGATATGATGCCTTCTTCACCGGAATAGATGTTGGAAAAATTTCTAAATTTAAAGATGATGTAGAAAAAGAAGTAAGCATGTTGCCTGGTAATTTAATTATTAAAGAATATTCACCTGGTAAGGCTACTATCTCAACACTTGAGTCACATATTAAAAAATGTATTGATTTAGACTTTAAACCAGATCTCATACTCATAGATTATGTTGATTTATTACGTTCAAAACGAACAAATAGAGAACGTAAAGATGAAATAGATGATATTTATATAAGCACTAAAGGTTTAGCTCGAGAATTAAATCTTCCAATATGGTCAGTTTCTCAAGTTAATAGAGCTGGAGCAAAAGATGATGTAATTGAAGGAGATAAAGCCGCGGGGAGTTATGACAAGATTATGATAACAGATGTAGCTATATCTTTATCTCGTAAACGTCAAGATAAAGTAAATAATACAGGTCGTTTTCATGTTATGAAAAACAGATATGGAGGTGATGGTATGACATACTCAGCTAATGTTAATACATCTAATGGTCACATTGAAGTATTAGGAGAATTTAATCAAGATGATGAACCACCACAACCAACTAACAATAAAAACACTTTTACAAACTTTGATAGTTTTGATAAAAACCAACTAAAACAAAAATTCTTTGAATTACAAGCATAAATTATGATAAAACCACAGTCAATAAGGAAAGGAGTTAATATTTACTTAAACAGAGTATTAGCTGAAAAACAAACTATAATAGAGTTAAGTAAGGAATGGAGTCCTTCCCAAGAAACATTATTCAAGCGCTTATTAAAAGAAGGCGGTGAAATAAATATTAAGGGAGTTAACATAAAAATACTAGTACAAGAAAAACTCTTAACATCAAGAGGAGAAAAAGATAGCGGCGTAATTATAGCACCAGGATCTGATACTAGATTCTAAGATACACATATGTATTAATACATTAATAAAGATTTTTAACAAATAAAATTTAAAATAAAATGAATATCGAACAAGATATACTAAGTGAACTTACAGTTTATATGAAATATTCTAAATATGTTCCTGAACTTAAACGCCGCGAAACGTGGGTTGAATTAGTTGACCGAAACAAGCAGATGCATCAAGAAAAGTTCCCTCAACTTAAAGATGAAATTGAACAAGCATATAAATTAGTATATGATAAGAAAGTATTACCATCTATGAGGAGTTTACAATTTGCGGGGCGACCAATTGAATTAAATAATTCACGTATATTTAATTGCTCTTTCTTGCCGATAGATGACATGAGGTCATTTAGTGAAATTATGTTCTTATTACTTTCAGGATGTGGTGTAGGATATAGTGTACAAACCCACCATGTAGACAAATTACCTGAAATTACAGTACCAGTAAAACATAAACGTTACTTGGTAGGCGATAGTATTGAAGGATGGGCTGATGCAGTAAGAATGTTATGTAAAGCATATTTCTCTGGCGGTTCGCTACCCATATTTGACTTCAGAGACATTAGACCTAAAGGTGCCCAACTAATTACTGTGGGTGGTAAAGCACCTGGTCCAGAACCATTAAAAGAAGTTTTATTTCAACTTCAGAAAATTTTCGATAGAAAGAAAAACGGTGAAAAACTTACATCTCTTGAAGCCCATGATATGGCTTGTCATATAGCTGATGCTGTATTAAGTGGTGGTATCAGACGTGCTGCTTTAATATCATTATTTGATTTAGATGACGAAGATATGTTAACATGTAAATTCGGTGAATGGTGGGAACAAAACCCACAACGAGGTAGAGCTAATAACTCAGCTATGATTTTACGTCATAAAATTACAGAAGAAGAATTCTTCAAACTGTGGAAGAAAATTGAATTAAGCAATTCAGGTGAACCAGGAATATATTTTAGTAATGATAAAGACTGGGGTACTAATCCATGTTGTGAAATTGCTTTACGTCTATTCCAGTTCTGTAACTTATGTGAGGTAAATGTTTCAAATGTTGAATCTCAAGAAGACTTAAATG